ATTCGCGATGCTTAGGATAAAGTTGAACGTAGCATTACCAAAATCGCCATCAATATCGATCGAATATTGATTTGAGGTTGAGTTTTGGCTTTCAACCACAGAAAGACTAAGTACTCCATCTTTGCCAGTAATGGAAACTTCACCATGCCCTAGTGCAGAAGCAGCTTTCTTTAAGCGATTGAGAGTATCATTGTCAAGTGTAAACTTAACCTCTGCTTCAGGCATTTTAATATCTTTTTGTGGAGTCGTCAAAGTTTCTTCTGGCGAGAAGAAATATTTGACTTTTGAACGACCAGTTGAGTCACCAACAGTGACATACTCGTCTTCAAATTTGAGGCGTGGAGTATCGACTAAGCCAAGTACTCCAATAAATTCATTTAGATCATAGATTCCAAAATCTTGAGGAAACTCTGCATCAACTACAGCTGTAGCTAGAACGTTACGTGCTTCAGAAATAGTTTTAATCGTATTTCCAGTACGAATCATAATATTCTGATTAATTGTTGAAAAGTTCTTAAGAACTTGTAGAGTATTATCACTTAATTCCATTATATTCTCCGTTTAACTATACAGGTATTATACACTATTGTACCACATTTGTAAACATAATTATGCAACCATTTTACTAAAGTTTTTATCTTTAATAAATTCAATCTTCGATCTGAACTTACCGTCCAAAATATCACCTTTATGTGATATTACAAAGACGTTTGTATCACTTAAATGTGATAATATTTTCTGCAGATTCTCTACGCCGTCTACATCAAGCGAAGAATCAAATGTCTCATCAAGAATCAAAAGATTCGTAGAGATTGAGTTCTTCATCTTTGCGATCTGCCTCCATGTAAACAACAAAGATAAATCAATTCGTTGCTTCTCACCTTCAGAGAATGAGTCATATGTAAACTCATCGCGATGGCGAGATCGAATTGTTTCTTGAAAAGACTCGTCTAAGTCAAAGTGCACAAAGAAGTCAAGAATCTGCAAATGTTGATTAACGAGCTTATTGATCACTGGTAGATACTGTTTGATAATTTTAGTCTTAATACCAGTATCTTTCAGCATTTCACCGATAACTTCGTTGTACGATCTTTGCTCACTTAGAACCAGTCTCTGTTCCTGTAGTGAATCTTTTTGTTCGGCATAGGCTTCAAGAGTAGCCTCTGCTTCCGCCAGATCGGAACCTCCTGATTGCATTTTTCCCAACTCACTTCTCTTAGATGCCAGACTTTCTGAAATCTGTTGGAGCCGTTTGTTGTTAGATAGTAAGTTATGTTGCTTGTTCGTGATAACCGTCTGTACTTTAGTTGCGACTTCAATATCTGATCCAACTTTATTCGACTCTTCAGCGAGAGTGGATAGTTTTGAATTGATCGACTTGGCGGATGTGGAAGCTTCTGAGATCTTTTCCTGCCTGAGTTCATCGCCAATATGTTGGGAACACGTCGGACAAGTGCTATTCCCCTCGAAAAATTTTGTTTCTTTAACAAGCTTTTTGATTTCTGATTTAAGCTCATGTTCATGCTCCTTAAGCGTTGAGTGCTTGGAATTAAGTTTACTAAGCGTCTCTGATACTTTTGAGCTATTGGATTCAATGAACGTCCCAAGCTCAGTGTTTTCGTCCGTGAGTCGAGTCTGCTCTGTCTCAAATTCATCAATCTCCTCCTTAATCTTATTCGCGTATTCTTTATTGAGCGCCTTAACATCTCGGATATACTTCTTCTGTGTTTCAATCTTATCACTGATCAAGTCAAGCTGATATACAACATCGCTTGTCTGGTCTTTTAATGATGCATTTTTTTCGCGAAGTAATTGATTCATCTTACTGAATACATTAATATCTAATAGATCTTCAATCACATCACGGCGGTGGCCGGCCGGGAGTTGCATAAATGGAATAAAGCTACTACTTCCCAGCACGACCACCTGGTGAAAACTCTTATGGTTTAACTTCAGAATATTTTGTTCCAACATACGCTGGTATTCTTTAGCGTGAGACTCTTGGTTGAACATTTGTCCATCTTTATAAATCTCAAACTTACCAGGCTTGATGCCTCGAACAACTTTATATTCTGTACTACCAACAGAGAATTCCACCTCTACCAAACACTGTTTTTGATTGATTGAGTTTACAAGTTGTGGTTTATTAATATTACGATGAGGTTTACCAAATAGGCCAAAGGAGATGGCATCTAGCATAGTAGATTTACCTGCTCCGTTTTGTCCTACAACCAATGTAGACTGAGATCGGTCTAATCGAATCTCAGTAAAAGAATTGCCGGTAGATAGAAAGTTTTTATACCGGACAGTTTTAAACGATATCAAGAGCCTGCGCCTCGTTCATCAAATCACTCATTTCATTTTTAATACGATTTTTATCTAGATCGGTTTCTACATTATCTACGTACGTATTTAGCAACATGCCAGTGTCTTCAATGTCAACACCTTCATCTTCAACGTTTTCACCAATAAACTCTTGAAAGTTTTCAGCAATTTTCAACTCATAAATCTTACGAGACTGAATACGATCTAAGTATCTTTCAAAGACAAAGTGATCAGACTTATTTACCACAACAACTTTGACAAACTTATTATCGAATTCTTCTCCAACTGAAAGGCTATTATAATCTGTTTCTTTGTCATTGTACACAACTTTTTTAAACAGTGTGTGTGGATTTCTTACCGGCGTCAGTTCACGTGTTTCAGTGTCAAGGACATGGAAGTACTTAGGATCACCTGCATCTGACCATGTTAATTCCATCTGATTTCCAAGGTAATGAATATTCTCACGCTGAGATTTTGTATGAAAATGGCCAGATAAAACCATGTCAAATCGTTTAAAAAGTGCGGCATCCATTCCGCTCGTAGATTTAACCCCACGCATCATATCAAATCCATTTAATTCAAGATGAGCACAAATAATATCAGCCTTTGTATTTTGAATCCAATCAATAGTAGAATGATAGTTTTGATTATTAATCCATGGAATCATACCAATCTTCATACTACCATATTCTAAAACATCAGGCTCCATAATAATATGGATATTGTTCATATAATGACCAAGTAATTCTTTTAGGCTACAGAGGTCATTAGTATTTTTATAATAGACATCATGGTTGCCTGGAATAATATCCATATGCATACCATTTTTTTTTAAAGGATCTAAAAAGATCTTTCGGTTATGTCCGATTGCTTTTACAGAAATTTGTTTACGATTATCATAGTAATCTCCAAGATGAAGAACTTGAGTAATACCATGCTCTTTACAATACGGAAAAAATGTATCAGTATAGAATCGTGTTTGGTTTTCTAAAAAGATATCCGCCGAATTACGAACATCGCAATGTGTATCATTGAGAATCGCTATTTTCAACTTTTCTTAAACTCCATTTTCCATCATCTAATTGTTTCCACACTAAATTGTCACCGACTTCCCATCCAAGTTCTTCCATCATATCATCCGGAAATTGTAAGATAAGCTCGCCATCTGAGTCTGCAATAATAGGTGCTATCATTCTAAAAACTCCGTCAGATCAGAATCTGCATGAACTGTACGTTTTTTCTTTTTCTTTTCTTCTTTTGCAAATTCTTTAATTTGTTTATCTTGACCTTTTACTTTGTCAATACGTTCTCTTAATGTGTCAACGTAGGTTGTAATAGCTTGTGATCCTTCATCAGATGCATCAAACCCTTCAATAAAGTCTTCGATTGCAGCACGAGTAAGAAATTTCATTTTAATATCTTGCTGCTTCTTTTCTTTTGAGATTCTTCTTAAGAATGCATACCACGTGATCTGAGTAAAATAAGCAAAAGCATTAGGCTTACCTGTTCGAGTTGCTGTTTCAATATTATAATTGTAGATTGCTTTCAAACAATTCTCAACTGCATCCATAACCATTTCTTCGCGATATGTATAGCGAATAAAATTGTGTTTGTGAGACAAACCCTCAGCGATCCGAAGAAAACACTGTGCTATATAGTCTGGAATAATAGGTTGAGCTTTACCATTTTCTTTTGCTTCATTTACTAACTTTACATAGTCAACTACAGCCTGAGAAAAATCAGCGTTATTTACGTAGTGTACGCCCTGTTTCTTTGACATGTTAAACTCCAATTAATTAGTAAGCACCATTATATACTGATTTGACTAAAAAGTAAACAAACATATTTACTTGTCAAAACAAAAAATAGTTATGTACAGATTATTGTTTTTATGATAAAATAAGTGTGTTCCGCCGGGGTGAAGGAGTATACCTAATTAATGTACAATATCACTATCTGGTTCAATCATTTCAATTGAATCAGAATCACGGGATAATAATTCTATTTCAGTTTCATCTTCACGAAGGTCAGATATAACATCATTAAAATATTCTAACGCGACCTTGGCCGGTGTACTTTCAGACACAATGTGTGCCGAGTTGATAATGTGTAATGTATCCGGATCGGTGCTCATCATGATCCATGGCTTAAA